TTAATTTTAATAATACCTATTACCAAAGTTTGTCGTGTTCAAAATCCTCATTGGTTTTATAGGGTACTGCCTTTTTCTCAGCTTTTGAATCTGAGCCTAAAGCACTAGCAATAGCTTTTCTATCTTTATTAGTTGTATCAGCTTTTGGAACTTCATTTTTTAGAATCTTCCATGCAGCTTTATAATTCCATTTTCCATCAGTATCTACTAATTTATTGTCGAAAACTATTTTTAAAAGTTTGTTTTGGTCTACTTTAAGTTCATCTGGATTAAGATTTTCGTCTTTCTCAATAGAAGATATTTCTGATTTCATATAATCAGTGGCTTCTTGAGTAGCTTTTGTTTCAGATTCTTTTTCGTTCTTGATGTTCTCCATCGCTCTTTTTTCAGAATCTTTTACTCTCTCATTTAAATACTTATCAAATGATTTCCACATGTCCTTATCTTCAGACCCAAACCAATCTGGTATTTCAGTATCTTCAGCGTCTCCTTTATGGGATTTGCTAAATTCTTCTCTGATGCTCTTTAAATCATCCTGATGGCGAGTTTCTTGTTCATTAAATCTACCTGTCCAATCATCTTCTCTCTCTTTCCATCTTGGATGTTTATGAAATGGAATATCTTTGTCTGAATCCTCCTGTGTATTATCAATCCCCTCAGGTGCTGGGTCTTCCACTGTTGTTTCTTTTACTGGTTCGTCTGTAGTTACCTCTGGTGATGAGGAAGAGTCTTCATTCTCTTTATCCAACTCGAATGGATTCTCTCCTTCGTTTTGAATTGGCACCGCTATGTTATCTGGCATTTTATTATTATTGTTTATACGGTTTAGTTATTTTGAGATGCTAAAAAGCAACATCTTTTTTTATTAAAATTGAAGAATTCTGTATTATATACTCCGAAATAGCTGTGTTCAGTAATCAGTATTACTTTCCTTATATCTATAATAACAAATTATAAATATCTGTCAAACTATAATTCCAATACTGTATATCTTGGAGTTGTCCCAGCAACACTTATAAGTCCTGTGAAAACCACTCCCTCTGTTTGTCCCCAAGTAACTCCTTTACCATCATCATTCCCAGTCCCTCCATCTAGTACCTTATGGAACACTGTTGATGATGCTCCAGAACCAAGTAAAACAAACAAGGCATTAGTTCCTAAATTTTGTATTTGCCACCCTCCTCTTGCTGTGTTAGCAGCTAAAGCTGTTGCTGTATCTAATATTTCAGGAGTATTGGCTGTGCTTTTTGGTGCGATTATTCCTCTTGTATCCATATTATATTTTTATTAAATGTCATTTTTTGACATAGGTTGAGCTTTTTGCTCTTGTATTTTTAATTCTTTTGCTTCTTCATGTGCTGCAATTCCCTCAGGATGTGATTCAATTCCTACCTTTTGTAAAATCTGTGCTTTAATATCAGGAGTAGTATCTTTATAGCTAATTGAAATTGAAGGTGGTCTTTCTTCTGCTCCAGCTTGTGCTTGTTGTCTTGACTGAATTACTTGTGCAACTCTAGGATCTTGATACAAAGCTTCTGGTGCATTTATCTCTAACCAAGCATTAGCAGCCAATTCTTCTGGGTTAGGTCTTTCTAAAGCTTTGTATAAATCTATTAATGACATCTTTCCAGCTGCTGCTAATTCCATAGCTTGATTTGCTATTGTAGCACTATCTTTTGGAAGTAATGACCCCTCTTTAATTGTTATTCTTATTTTAGGTTTACCTTCCATTGTTGCATATTTATCATCATAAACATATAGAAGTTGTACAATCCAATTATAAACATCATCAGCAAATTGCTCTAGGTATTCACTAACACCACCACCAATTCTATCAGTGTCTAATGCTCTGTTTTGGTATTTACCTCTTACAGTTTTTTCTTCTCCTAATCCTGCTGGTGTAGAACCTCTAACACCAAATATATCTGATAACCTATTTCTTGTATCTTGTCTATCATTATAAACATCTGCTGGTATCCCTGGGGAACTCATCCTATCAATAGCTTCTCTTGGAGAACCACTAGGAATAGCGACTGTTCCACCTTTCCTTAATGATTCTGTAACACCACTTGCTTGTTCTTTGTTTAATCCTGACCTTTCAAGCGAAACCACCATACCATTATTCATACTATCAACATTCTTGTCAATCTGTCTATTTCTTTTATTAAGTCTATCTTGATTAGATAAGTTTTGACCTATTAATGAAGTTTCGTCAATAGGTTGTTTTCCTAGATTAAATACTGCAAGGAATACATAGGGCATTTTAGGAATAGGAAAATGATTTTGTCCTTCTACTTGTACATCTTCCCCTATAGTCTCTATTCCATATTCATCTACTTGTGTTTCACCAGCCTCTGTCCTATCATAATTCCAATGAGGGTTTTTCTTTTTAAGTAAAACTTCTTTACCTAACACCCAACACATATATTCTTCTGTCCACCATTCAATAAATCTTATCTCTGTTCCTAAATCATCTTTTACTAGCTTTTTAATAACTTTCTCTGCTCCTGTCTCTCCACCTGTTACTTCCAACACTGAAAGTATTTTCCCAGCTTCTAATTTTCTATATTCACCTATTCTATTTCCAGTATATCCATCTTCTCCTATTGTACTATCTGGGTCTAAAATTAATTTTTTAGCACGAGTAATTTCAAATTTAGGAATGTCTTTGTTTGCATCCCAACTTACTTTTGCAGCCCCTAGCACATAAATAGCCCAATGTCTAGCTACTTTCTTTAGTTTCAATCTAAATTTTAAATCATCAGCAATATCCCCAAGAGTATTCTTCAAGTCTTTTACGAATTTATCGTACATTTCTTTTTCTTGTGGGTCTTCTGGTTCTGTACCTGTTACTAAAGAGACCATAGCCTCTGGGTTTCTCCTAGTTACTTGTGGTAAGTAAGTTTCTAATGCTTCAAATATAGCATTATCTACATCTGGTCTATTGTTATCTGCCTTTGATTGATAAAATTGTTTACCTAACCAGTATTTCTCATTCTCATCACAGTGTTCCTCCCATGTTGATTTTACTTCAGAGTCATCCCAAGACTTCTTCCATTTAGTAGTAAGGTTTACTAAATCCTCATCGGACATTTCAAGTTCCAATTCAGGAAATTTATCAGAAACAACCCCTAACTCTGTATCGTCTGCTTTACCGCCATTCAGCTTATTAATATTCTTGCCTAAAGAAACAAAGGCATCTAATATCTGATTCATATAATTATTTTAACATACTTATTATTAATATCAATAGCACTATACATTTCTCCAATCTTCCTCTTCATCATATCCCTTTAAATTAAACATGTCAATAGGGTCAAAATCAACAGTTGAATCTGGATTTAATATATAGCTATCTTTTTCTATTTTTTGTACTGGGTTTTGTATAAAACCACTATCACCAAACTTATCTACCCCAATTCTCCAATATACTGTAGCATGAACCCAATCATCTCTATCTGACCTGTGCCATGTATATTCTAAAACTCCCAATGTATTTTCTTCTACTTTTCTATATATATGAGACCAATGTAACCAATAATCATACCAATCACTCTCATTACCATTATATAATCTAAACCTTTTTTCTGATGCTTCGTCAATAACCAACTGCATCATTCTATTTCTATCTGCAAGGACTGTACCATATTCATCTTTACTTCCCCACCTCATTAGTTGTTGTGTTTTTCTATCTCTTACATAACTACATAAAAATACTCTCCCTGGGTATTTCTTTTGAAGTTTTCTTGAACCTATAATATCCCCACCTTTATCCATTACCATTATTGAATGAGGCCATTTTATTAAAAAGTATTCTAATGTTTGATCTAATGGTAATTGATTAATGTCATCAGGTATATAATCAGTAACTTCTCCATAACCAAGTAATCCTAATTTGTTACCAATAACATACCTCAAGAAAACTCCTGTATCAACTCCTATTACTATTCTCCCTGTGTCTTCATTTTCTTCATCAGAAATCATGTCCATAATTACATCTTTTGATACACTATTCCCACCACCTGTATATGCAAGACCAAGCCATTTATTATAGAAGAAGTCCATTGTTTGCTTTCCTAATAAAACCTCATTGTATTTATCAACTATTGTCTCTGCAGAAATATAGGGAGCCATAAGAGTTGAAATATGATACCCAGACCATTTCTTATCTTCATATCTTGCTATCCAACGACCATCTCTTCTATCATCATCACTTAATTCTTTTCCACAACCTTTACAAACAAAAATCTTCTTTTCAATATCAATACTCATTCTTCTTTTATCTTCTGTATTCCATGAAAGCATTTGCTCTTTCCTACAATGATGACATTTTATAAACCATTCTTTCTGGTCTGATTTCATCCATTCTACATCTACTCCATTATTAGGAACACTAGGATGAGAGAATACATGAGTTTGTTTAAACTTTGAATGCTGTAGTCTAGCCTGATAATCTGCTATAACATCTTGCTTTGACGAGTCCTTTTCATCATGGGCTAATCTATCTGCTGTAACCATAATAGCAGCCTTTGCGTTCCAAGTACCCCTAAAGTATATCATTGACTGCCCCACTGCTTTCTGTTCTATTGTGTCCTTGTCTTTTGTATCTGCTAACATGCAGGGATTAGCTGCTATGATACGATTTACCTTACCACCAACAAAGACTTGAACATCTGCTTGAGTTGGTAGAGTATAAATAATATCCATTTTATTATTCTTTGCATCATAGAAATTCTTTATTATCTCTAATGTAGATGCACCAACTTGTGCTGCCTTTGTAATAACTAAATTATCTGAATTATCTCTATATATATCATAAAGAAAAGCATGGTCGTAGAAGTTAATCAAGTCGCCCTTTTCATTCTTTATTTTATTGTTATATATCCATGCTATTATCGAATGCTTCTCTAATTGTTGGATATTAACTTGTTGAATTGATTTCTCATCCATTTATTCTATTATTTCAGCCTCTTCAATCTGTGGCTGGTCTGGTCTCTTTGTTAATACTTTTCTCATTTCATCTTCAAATAAAAAAATAGCTTCCTTTACTTCTGGTGTAACCTCTGTAACATTTGTTATTGTTTCATTATTTATTTGAACAGCTGTGGTTGGTCTAGGTCCAAACTCCTCATTCATTTTGTTAGTAGCCCACCATCTAGCCTGATTTAGATTACCTTTTATTGATTTTGCTAATTCTGTTTTAGCCGCCATATTGGGACTATTCTTCAACATCTTCTTTCTCTCACGAAATTCAGGATTCTTCTCTTCATATCTAAATAAAGCCATAGTAGATATACCAGCAGAAAAACAAGCCTCTTTATCTGTGAATGATTTCATGAAAGCTTCCTCTAGTTTAGTTATAACTTCATCAGTCATTTTAGTGGGTCTACCACTGTTTTCATATCTCTTTACATGGTTTGTTTTTCTTCCCATATTTTATTTCATAGTTATTTCTCCATTCCTTCAGGTTCTTCTATCTTAACAGATATTCTCTTCTCACATGAGAAGCCTAATTGTCTAACTAATGTTCTTATTGCATTTGCATTTGCTCCTTGCTTTCCTATAAGTCTTCCCATATCTTCTTTATTCACTTTTACTGTCAATAATACTCCCATTTCATCTATTGATGATTTGATGATTACATCGTCGGGTTTTGTTACTATTGGTTGTATAATATTTAATAAGTATTTTTCTTCATTTTCCATAATTTTATATTTAATTAATTTCAGGTGGATTTTCTACAATCATTCCTTTTGAGGTTATTAATAGTGATGCAATACTTACTGCACTTTCTACTCCTGCTATTAGAACATTGACTGGGTCCATTACGCCCACTTTCATAAAGTCTCCTGTTTTCTCTGTTACTACATTGTATGCTTCGTTTTCTTTCAAGTCAAATCTCATTTCTGTACCGACATTGTTTGATAATTGTATATGTGGTTGTTTTAGAGCTTCATTAAGAATAAGGCTTGATGTCTTTAATCTTGATAGACCTAATCCTGCACCTGCTACTACTCCTCCCTTAAATGCTGAATGCACTGCGTTGATAGCATCTTCTGCTTTATATCTTAAAGCTCTTTCTTCTTGTTCAGT